AAAGTCGCCTGAGACTGCTTTATAGTTTCTTGCTGTTTATTGTAACGATTAAAAAAGTCTAAAGCTTTTTGTTGTTCTTGTGTAACTCCTGGTCTTTGCTTTATTTCAGCATAGTATTTAGATTTTTTATTTTCTAAATCTTTTCTTGCATTTGCTACAGCTTCTTTATAAGCTAACTTTTTTCTTCGTATATCTTTTTGCTCATCTATGTCTTCATCGTATTTATAATCTTCTAATATAAGATTAATATCTTCTGAATCTAAATGAGGTTTAGTTTTTCTTAAATACTCTTGTAATAATTGGTCGTTGTTTAACTTAGAATAATCTTTATTTAATTCCACATAATCTTCAACAGTACCACCTGTTTCATTCATAAATGTTACCAGTTTTTCTACATTTTCTGGTAACTCAGGCATTTTAATTATTGGAGCATCTTCTTTTTTTGTTTCAATTGGTTTAACTTCTTCTGTTACCTCTTCAATTATTTCGATCGGAGATTCTTCTTTAACATTTGTATCGCTGACCCGTACTTCTTTGTCCACTTCTCTGCTAACTTCGGGTTTGTCGCCCACAGGTATTTCCTCTGTTTTTCGCTCTTGAACGGCATTGTCTTCTTTTTTAGTTAAATCAATTTTAGGAGTGTCAACTTTTTCTTCTACAGGTTTTTTCATCTCCATTTTTACAGGCTCAGTATTAGTTTTACCTAAATCTTTAGCCTTTCTTTTTGGTTTCATTTTACCTTTTAAAGTAAATTCACCTTCTTGTTTGACCTCTACGGCCGCTTTTTTTTCTGACATAATAAAATATAATTAAATAATTAATACTAAATAAGTGGTAACTGTTGCTCGCTTTGAGCTTCAAAATCAATAGGCATTAAATCATTTTGTCTTTGATCTATCATTTGACTTTGTTGTGTACCAGCTATTCTTGTTCTTTTATCTTTACGATCTTCAATCATTTGTTCTTTGCTTGATTCACGTTGATTTTTTATTTTTTCTAATTGTAACTGATAGTTAAATTCTTCAGCCATTAATTGACGTTTAATTTCAGCTTCAGTTTGCATACGTTGTATTTCAAACTGAGACCTAGCTTGTTCAAAGTTTACTTTTTCACTAGTTAAAGCTTGTTGTTTTGCAACTTCTGCTTCTGCAGCAGCTTGAGAAGCTTGTGCGTTTGATTGAGCTTGTTGTTGAGCCATTTCAGCTTGCATTTGTCTTTCTCTTTGCAATTTACGTTTACGTTTCATTTTTAGCATTTGATTTGCTAATTTTAAATTACGTATTTGTCTTATTTCAATAGCATCTTCTAAATCTATTCCACCACTAGATAAAGCTACTTGTATGTTCTGTTCTAACTGAGCTTTTTCTTCTTCATCTGGTTCAAGATCTAAGAAAATACCAAAATCATGTAAGTTTAATTCTTTTAAACCATCTAAAGTTTTACTATTAAACACTGTAATACTTTGATTTAAAGCATTTGCTGTTAAAGGATAATCTAACATATCATTAACTTTTTTAGATATATTTTCACATATTCTTAAAGTTAAATATAAACTAGCATTATTTATATGTTTAGTAGCAATATTAGAAGCTTGCGCAGCTATTTTTTGTAATCCTACTAGAGTATCTTTATCAGCTAAAGCACCGTCTCTAGCTTCATTTAATCCTGTCACGTCTCTTATCATTTGTAAATAATAATTATAAGTGCTGATTAAACTTTGTATTTTTGCTTGACCTCCTGAGGTTTGTAATTCTTGTACTGGTATTTTACCTCTATTTAACTCACCATCTTGAGTTAACGATCTACCTACAACAGAACCAGTTTGAAAATACATGTTTAAAGCTTCTGCAGGATTATAATTAGTACCATTACCTAAATCAACTTCAGCTAAACCGTCCATATCTAAAAATACACCATCTGGAACCATTCTAGCTATTACTTGTTGTAATTTTAAATGAGTTATTTGAATCATATCAGCAAATCCAGTTATTCTACTTACTGTAGAATCAATACGACCTTTATACATACGTGGAGCACATATAGCATAATTCATTTCAACTCTTGTAGTGTCAGCCATTGGTCTTGTCATATTAGGACATAATTCCCATCTTAACAACAAGTTAGTTCCTAAAACTTTAACACCTCTATATAAGGTTTCAATAGTTCTACCAACTCTTTCAAAATTATCATTTGCTGGTGGATTAAATGTGTCTGGCTTTTCAATAGCCTTCATTAAACCTTGATCGGTTTCTTTTATTTTAAATACTTGATCGCTATATGTTTTATATTCAAAATATAATAATGGTATAGTATTTTGTTCATATGGACCATTACCATAACCATACATATACGATCTATTACCTTGATATTCTTGAATTTTTTCTAAAGTAGCATCATCTAAATTAGGGAATTGTTTAGCAATTTCTGGTAATGTTACTGCTTTTAATTCACCCACATAGTATATGTCTTCAAAATTAGGATCTTCAGTATACGAATATACTAAATAAGCTGGATCCACATAATCTATAGTGATACCGTTAGATGTGTTAAAG